ATATTCCACTGGGCATCCAGTTTGCCCATGAGGTGGTTCATCATCCAGCGGCCCAGAAAGTAAATGCCGCCCATCAATACAAGTGCGATGAATACGGGAAAGCCCAGTGTCTCTATGGTCTTGAGTATGTCGCTGCTTTCCAAGTTCCAACTCCATCATCGCCGGAAAAGTCTTCTGTTCTTCTTGGCCGCACTTCGCCGGCTACCCGACCGCATGGTTGCAGCCCGCATCTTCCCCGCCGCTCCGCCACCCTCGACATATTTGACTGACAACTTTGGGCGGTTCCCTGTGGTCGTGCTATCTCCAGTTGACATTGTAAATGTGTCGAACGCTCCGCCCGTACCTTCCAACTTGTCCTTTAGAACAATGTTTAGAACCTTGCTTCGCTTTTCCACCGCGTCCCGAACAAGTCTGGTTATGTCAATGGTGTGTGCGCCGGTAGAAGTCGGAAGCAAGCCACACTCGACACTTGGTGAATCAATGCTTCCACCAGCGGTAGACCAGTTGTTTGATCCATCCTTTGCTGCCCAAGACGGATAAGACCCACTTTCGGTCCAATCAGTTTCTGTACTCAAAGTGGCAACCAGCGTGTTTGCGGTCCCACTAGCAGCACCAGTAACATTGAGAGTCAGTATCCCAGAAGTAACCGTGGCTTTATCTGGGATCTCATCCAGGCCCATCTGGATAATGACTCTCTTTGCAACAGTGCTGCCACGATCAGACGCAACTCCAACAGGAGCCGTAGTTGCAGTGCCAGAACGCGCTCCCGCACTCCACAGTGAGCCGTCTTTAAATGTGCCTGCGCCAGATACGCCTTCTTGAAATGTAGCACTCTGAGCCATTACCCCTCATCTCCATCAATTCCGTACTGGTATCGAACGGTGCGGCAGGAGTGGCCACCCACCTTGTAGTCACTACAGTGCTTTGGCCGATACTCGTACTTGCTGCAATTCATCTCACAGTCCAACCAAACACACGGCATGTTTCGCCCACGGTTCGTCATGTTGTAGTGTGCAAGTTCATGCTGTATCTCGTCCGGCAACCTGTCTATCTCACTGCCTGTAAACGGGGGCAGTCCTGCATCCATGCAGCACGCCCCACAGTCATCGCAATTTTCTATCACAGGTAGTTCCATGTCACTAATTAAGGATTCTTTGACCTAGTAATCTTTCTGGCCTTCTTGGGTGCCTCCTCATCCCCCGGCTCTACGCCCCATGGTGGACCGGATGGAGGCGGAGGACTAGGAGGCAAGAATGGTTTGAGTGCTCGAAGCAGCCGGATTCCATTATCCTTAGAATCCTTCTCATCCCCCGGTTCTACACCCCATGGTGGGCCACCTGAGGGCGGAGGATCTGGAGGAGGCGGCAGCGGACTTCCTGGCAATGGGTTGAGTGACCTGAGCAAGCGGACTCCATTGTCCTTAGAATCCTGCTCATCCCCCGGCTCTACACCCCATGGTGGACCGTCTGGAGGACTTTCTCCACCACCTTTAGCAAGATCGCCGAGAAACATACGAGGTAGTTGCACCTCGTATGACCTCATGATGTCTCTTAGCCATTCTCTTCGTTGTTCAGACAATGGTTAACCTTTCTTAACCCAAGGGAGTTTCTTGAACACCCACCGGGGGAAGCCAGTTGCTAGTGAGGAATAGACCACTTAAACCAGTGAATGGGATTTCTAAGAGGGCGTCCATCTGGCCCCCTGTTTTCAAATGACGGCATAGGAATGTAGGGCATAAATGGTTCTACCTCTTTAGGAGGCTTTGTGTACTTGTGCCACCACTCTTCTTTCCAGTCACCCCACGGTGGCGTGTTACCTGGGTCAGTAGTTTGACCTGGGATAGGTGCCGGCCCGCCGGGGCCAAAATCCCCCGGCTTTGGTTTGTATCGTTCTCTTACTGGCTTTGTGTTTCCCGGCAAATACTTGTTTGGGTCAATTCCATGCGGATCGGTAACACCCGGCCCCAAAGGCGTTAGTCCAGGGAGGAGGTTTCCCGGTCCACCGCCGGGGTTTAACTGAAACTTTTTAGCCATCAGTTAACCTTTCTTAACCCAAGGGAGTTTCTTGAACAGCCACTGGGGAAAGCCCGTAGCCTGAAGAAGACAGCCAGTCACTACGCTTGCAAACAGAGCGAGGATGGCAAAGACAATGTTGATTTCCATGTTTATTTCTCCGTGATCCTGGTGACAATGCCCGCTGCGTCCCAATCTTTAATCTGCTCGGGAGTCTCGGACGATACAAGTTTCTCCGCCTCGGCCTTCGCACGTTTACGAATGAGGCGTCTGTCCCAGAGTCTACCAAGGAAGAACACCAGTGCAGAAGCACCAGCGAGACCAATGAGAATGGCAAACGGGATTACAAGGTGATCCAGCACCCGAAGAAGGATTACTGGAGAAATAGCCAGAAGGATGCCAACGACCAAGAGGGTGATGAACTTCCGCCGACTAAGGATGAAGAATGCGGGGATCGCAGCCAGCAAGAACAAGCCAGAAGCAAGCGTGACAGGCCACAAACTACCCGTTGACAAAGCCGCATCCACAAGCCCCCCTGCCGGCTGCAAGTCTGCTCCAGTAGGCAAAAGTGTTCGTCCCAAATTAGTGGCTGACGTCGAGCAACCAGATATGGGCAGGAGGGTCATGGACACAAATATCGTTCGGCGGTTCACTGGAAAGCACCCCTATCTAGGCTTGCTTCCACCCGCTCAAGGCGATCAGTCAGCATACGCTGATTAGCCGCCACCTCAGTCAAAAGACGATCGTGCCTCAGCCAACCAAATACAACCAGGACACCAATAGGCACAATGATACCCAAGAACGTAAGCCAATCCTTTACGCTCAAGGTCACAATGTCACAAGGTGTCCCTTTGCGGGTCACATCCGTGCTCGTTTCTCGGACGACCGGAGTATTCCCCCGGAGTCGGTCGCCTTTCACCGCTTTATACGCAGCGACCCTAGCAAACCTCCCCGACAAACGCAAGAGAAAAGTAAAAAAATATCCCGACCGGGAGTCGGACGGGATATCACTGTTGGCAACGCACCCACAGTAGTGGCGAAAGTTGCCTGAGTATATAGGACAACGAAGACTCGTGTGCGAGTCCCCGTGTCCCGTGAGGGGAGAGAAAAGAAAGAAAGCCCCGATGCCGGCCAGGAGCGACTCTGTTTGTTCCGGCACCGGGACGAAGGAAAGGTTTAGTTCGGGACAACGTAGCCGAACGCGGGAGAGGTTGCAAGGCACGCCGTGTCGGGTACACTCGTCTTCCGCAAGACTGACAACCGAAAAAGGAAACGCCCCCAGCCGGTTACAGCCAAGGGCGTTTCTTCCATTCCAAGGAAGGAATAGATCCATGGGACAGAATAGCATGCCACAAGATTCAGGGCAACTGGATGCCACCCTCAAGACTGGCATCGGAGAAGCCACAACACCCCTAGAAACAGCCAAATGGATGCTGGAATACGGTGCAAAGCCCGTATTTATACCCCTCAAAAAGAAGGGGCCAGAGACCAAAAACTGGCACCAATCGGACTACACACCGGAATCCGCAGAGCAAATCTTCGGAGGGCCGTGCAATATCGGCATCCTGCTTGGAAACGAGCACAACATTGTAGATGTCGATCTGGATTGCCCTGAGTCCGCTGCTGTGGCAAGATACCTGTTGCCACAAGAGACAACCGTCTTTGGGAGAGAAAGTTCTCCCAGAAGCCACTACCTCTACTCCTGCGAAAATGCTGGGGATGCACTCAGACTCAAGGACGGTATCGGCAAGGTCACAGTCGAACTCCGCTCCCAGCCGGGAGGGAAAGCCTGTCAGACCGTGATGCCCGGCTCCGTACACCCCAGTGGGGAACCGATCGTCTGGTGGGGCAAGAAACTCCCCAAGCAACTCGGATACGGGGAACTCTCCGGCCTGGTCCACGACATACACGCCGCTGCCATGCTGCTGAGGGGATACCCAGCAGAAGGGTCACGCCATGACTTCTGGCTGGCAGCAGGGGGTCTGTGGGCCAAATCAGGCATACCCAAGGAAAGACTCCAGCGAATCCTAGTAGCCGTCTTCTCCATCGCCGAGAATGACCAGCAGGAGTTGGGGGACCGAAGAAAGGCCATCGAAACGTCCTACGAGCGGCGATTCTCAGGCCAATCCTGCGTCGGATGGTCAGCACTCGCAGAGTTCGTCGGACCCGAGAACCTCAATACCCTCGGCTTCAGCGAGACAGAATCCGCCGAAACCGCACCAACAGCCACCACGCCCAGTGGCAACGACATCGTGGACATGGAATACCTCGTCCACCCATGCCAGTTCATGAAGGAAGAGGCCGGATCGCTGGGCGTTCGAGTCACACGGAGGGGGGAAGCAGGCCGGTTGGTGGAAGAAACCGTCATCTGCGTCCGGCACAAGGACGGGACCAGGGCAATCCTACCCGCCCAGACCGATCGCATCGAAACGGTCACCGGGACGCTGGATCTCATGATTCCCATGACCGAGGCCGAAGGCACCAAGCAGTGGGGCTACCAAGACGCTCTGGCGTGGGAATCCTACTCAGAGCCACCAGTAGACATCCCCACCCTCATGGTCGAGATATTTGACCTGCTGGACTACTACATCGATCTGCCGGAGGAATACAAGGAGGGAGCCTGCGTCACCATGGCCTATTGGTGCCTGATGTCGTACTGCTTCACAGCATGGCACGCCGTGCCCTACATCTCCCTCACGGGCGAACGGGGGTGCGGAAAGAGCCGGGTTCTGGACTGCCTGTCCGAACTGGTCTTCTCACCCGTCATCGCCTCCAATATGTCCGAGCCAGCCATGTTCAGGACCATGAACGCCACCTGTGGCACACTCCTGTATGACGAGGCCGAGGCCGTCGCAGACAAGGACCGAGTCGAACTGCTGACCATGCTCAATGCCGGACACCAGTCCAAGTTCGCCATCGCCCGTAGGTGCGAGAAGAAAGCCCGTGGGGGCTTCTCCGTGGTGGACTACCGGATCTTCGGCCCCAAGGCATTCGCAGCCATCAAGACCCTGCCGCCAGCACTCCTGTCTAGATCCATCATCATCCCCATGGTTCGGGCATCGGCCAGGTCTCCAAGGATCAAACGGCGGGTACACACCTCCGCAGGCTCGTTTGCCAATATCCGAAGTAGGATGCACACCGTGGCACTGGAGAACCACTCCCTGTGGCATCGCCTGTCCATGGCCCCCATGCCCAAGGGACTAGAGTTCTCAGGACGCCAGATCGACCTGTGGCAGCCCATATTCGCACTGGCAGGGGAATACACTCCTGAACACCTAGAAACGATTGCTAGGTTTGCAGGGATATCCCAGTCGATCGAAGAAGAACGACTGGAGAATCCCGCCCATAAGGCCCTGCTCGAAACGCTGTATGACATGAGGCTGTCGGCAAAGGTTCCGAGCGGAGGGGAGATCCTAGATCACCTCAAGGTATACGGTCCCAGTGGACTGTTTGATCGCTGGACATCAGCCACTATCGGCAGGACTCTCTCCAACTTCGGCATTCGCAGTGTCAGAGTACGGGATGGGGACAAGCGGAAGCGGGCGTATAACATCGATACGACAGACATATCTGAGGTCGCCATGCGTCACGGATACACCGTAGGTCGTCAACCCAAGTAACCCCCATATTGGGCCAGAAACAGGGGTGGGCCGGGTAACACGCCCGTACTACCCCTGTTTCTTTGGGTCGTTAGCCCCGATTTCGACGTAGTTGCTTCGTGCTACCGTACCCGTGCTGTCCCATGCTGTCCCAGTAAATCAGCCTTCTTGGTACCGTAAGCCACGATTTGCCCCAAGTGGGCCGGGTGGGACAGCAAAATCCCAGAATGTATGCATGCATAAGAGAGCCTGGAGGTGGGTCCGATTAGGACACTGTGCATACCCCCCCCTTTTTTACTGTCCCACCCGGACCTAAACTAAGAAAACAGCGTTGCCGGTACCGTTACCTCGGATTTGCTGGGTACAGTAGCACGCATTTTTGCTGTCCCATGGGCCACGTACTACGCGGACCTTACTATGTATGTAGCACGGGCGTAGCACTCTTCAGTGAAAAAAGGGTGCGCATTTTTCTAGGGGGTATATGGGGGGGGGTGGTAGACGGATCCGTACCGCGGGGGGGGCACCCCCCTGCTCGCGTGAATCCGTTTGTGTTTCCCCCGCCTGCCTCGTCCCACCGACCGCCCAGCCTGACGTGCTACGCTCCACCCACGCCGCCCGGCTCAGCCCTCGACCCACTCGTCTGTCTCGATCAACTCGCCGCCGTCGGGGGGCATGGTGAACGTCGTCCATCGGATCACCTTGACGCCCTTCCTCGTGCCGGTCGTGGTCAGTGCCGCGCCGCGCGTCCCGTCCGCCAGCCAGAGCCGCAGCGTCGGACTGGCAAGCAGCCGCTTCCTCCTGCTGCTCCGGTTGCTGCTGCTCGTGATCTGGACAGCGATCAGGGTCGGCTTCCCGGCTGGCACCTCGCATCCCTCGCCCGCCAGCAGCAGGCCATCGGCCCAGCCGAACAGGTCGCGGGTGATTGGTCCCTGTCTTGTTTCCGCGTTGGCATACACCCAGTTCCTCGACTGTGCATATCGTCGGACTCGAACGGTGGGGGAATCAGCCATATTCAGATATTCTACCCCCCTGAATCGGCCATAGCAGCACCGCCACAGCCTATTCCATGAAATGCATGACAAATAGTAGAAAAAAAGCCCTTGTGCACTGGACGAGCACGGCGTAGCATGTCGATAGCACGCCGGGAATGGTCCCGATTTGAACAGGAGCGACACACGATGGACACCTTCACGCTGAAATCAGGAAATAATAGAGGCCACAGAAGGGTATGGATCGAGGGCACTCGCCTGCTCGATGCCGGACTGGTCAAGGGCACTGCCCTGCACCGCCACATGTGCAGCGACGGGACGATGCGACTCAGCACCGCCCGATCACACGACACCGACAAGCGGCACACCGTGTCCGGCAAGGGAACGGATCATCCGATCCTCGATCTCTCCGGTAAATGGGTGACCGCCTTCATCGGCGACCACACGCATTTCACCGTTGAGCATCTGGCGGACGGCGGGACGCTGTCGGTCACCCTCATCATCACACCAACCACCATCTGAACCCCTCTACAGGAGCCACACATGGCCACCGATACCACCTTGTCCACGCCGATCACCGACCGGAGCCAGATCAAGCCCCTACTGGAGTTCCTGCACCGCCACGGTTGGCTGTACCACTTCGACGATGACCCTACACAGATCACTGCGTGGGGAAATGCATACGACGACGGCGAAGTTGCCGACCCGCCCAGTCCGATGCAGTTGGACTTGATCCAGCAGCGAGTGGCCGAAGCGCGTAGGCTCGACGAGCGAGCGGTTTGGATCCTCTGGAAGCGCGTCGTCTCCCGCTGACCCTGACTCCTGTTCACCTGTCACCCTACGGGGTGGCGGGATGAACCGGACTCGACAGTCCCCAACTACAGGAGCATATCCATGTACGAAGATTCAGGAATCTACAAGCCACTACTGCCCGACGCGCCCTATACGATCCAGAACGCCGACGGCCAATATTACACGGGCTGCTGCGGTTTCAATATGTGGAGCCCTCGACGCCTTGACGCCTTCAAATACACGGAATCGGGAGCCGCTCGCCGGATGGCGTCATTCCCGGTTGCATTCCACGGTTGCCGAATCACCCGCACCCGCTAACCCAGACTCCTGTTCACCCGCCGCCCGGCTGGGATTCGCCCTGGCCAGGCGGTGGGATGAACCGGACTCACGTCCCCAACTACAGGAGCGTAGAACGATGAAACTAGCAAGTGTATTTCTGGCTTCCAGCCTGATGCTTGGCTGTGCAACTACGCCAGAGCCAAGGTATGGAGAGAGTGGATACCTTCACGCAACGCAGTACAGCCACTACGATTCAGACGATATCGGAGGGGTATTGATTGCCACTGTGTGGTGGTTCCTAGAAGGATTCTATGACAGTCTGTAACCACCCCCCCTGCCCTCCGGGACACTAGCGGGCAGGATTTTCTCAAGTTGACGACGTAGCACGTCCGACGTAGTATGCTGCACACACATCAACACCGGCACAGCCGGAGGAGCGACGAACGATGAATCTTCCAAAGTTTGAAACGTACTGTCAGAACACTACAGCCGGGAACGCACTTCGATTTGATTTCGGCGGGGTGTTACAGGTTTGGTTCTCATACCAGACGCCGGTAGCCTACTCCGTCATGGACGGCCCGAAACGAGTCCGCCGCAATGAGTGGGGGCCGACCACCGGAAAGCACCTCAACGCCATCGACGGCGGCGACAAGCCAAGCCGTATCGACGGGGGGCAGTTCGAGTCGAGTCTGTCGGAACTGCTGGAGCATCCGACATTCGCAGGCTCCGACATCAACAGCGTCATGTCGGCGGTATGTGAGATCGTACCCGATTTGACCACCGACCAGATGCTTAGGATTGCGTCCGCAATCAAGCCCATCGACAGCGCAGCGGATGCCATGAGCGATGATGAACTTTTGCAAGTCCTGAACGCCTGATCACGACCCGCAACACCTCGCCCCACGGGGCGGGGACTTGCTGGCCGATGGTGGCCTGCTGAATAAGGAGCGACAAGATGAACACTGAAACAATCCTATTTTGCATCGGCGCGTGCGTCGTGTGGGGTGTCGGCCTGTGGCTGGCCTCATGGCTGGAGCGTGGGCACGACGAGGTAGACGGGGACGTTCTCCGTCAGATCGAACAACGGAACCAAGTACAGGAGCGACGGAACAATGACTGAACGACTGGAACGAATCGGACGGGAGGACATCCAGCGGATCGCGTATTCGTTCGAGATGTTCTTCGAGGAAATGCAACTAAACCACGGCGTGGCCTTCAAGGTCGGCCCCATGCGATACGACAACGGGGACCAAGGCAACTTCAAGATCCTGGTTTCCACGATATCCGAGGACGGCGAGGTCAACACGCCAGAGGCCGAGGCGTACCGGCAGGAGTGCCGGAACGAGAAGTTCGGCGCGGGCCTCATGCGGAGGGAGGGGGACGAAGTTCCCGAGGAGTCCATCATGCAAGAGGAGTGGCTCGGCCAGACTCTCAAGGCGGGGGACGAGTACACCCTGCTGGGATGGAAGCCCCGAGCGAAGAAGTATCCGGTACTCGTTCGTCGGAAGGACGGGAACCAGTTCGGATGGACCCGAGAGTACCTGCTGCAAGTTGCAGCCGCGAATCCTCCCCAAAAAAGGTAGGTTATTAGGGGATATCAGCCGGAAACAGCATCGGCAAACCGCACTGGTGGCCCCTTGACGGGGGTCACCGTGATTCAAGACAACACCGGCACCGCCGGAGAAATGGAGCGACGACAATGACTGAACGAAGACCATTGAGTACAGACCTTACGGCTCAGGGCAAGTGGGATCTCGAACACGGTGCCACGCCCGATCCGGTCGTGGTCTTGAATGACGGGGAGACGTGGACGTGTGCCGAGGGTTGCCGTCTGGTGATCCCGACGATGGAACACGCCGCCGAACTGCACAACCACGGGATGAAGGTGGACGATGTGCAGGCCGTGGCCGAGTACAACGTCGATGCCCTGCCGGAACTGGTGGAGCAGTTGAAATGGGCGAGGGAGTTTATCTGTGTGGCCATCATTAGATCAAGCCGTGCCCGTGTCCGTTCCAGAGGTCTTGATTCCATCGACGCCGCACTGGACGCGGCCATTGAACACGAGGATGGTGCCAAATGAAAATCCTGGTAGCCTGCGAGTTCTCCGGCGTCGTGCGTGATGCGATGATGCGGCGGGGTCATGAGGCCGTGTCCTGTGACCTGCTGCCGACCGACTCCCCCGGCCCCCACATCGAGGGGGACGTACTGCCCCACCTCGGGGACGGCTGGGACATGATGATCTGCCACCCGCCCTGCACTCACCTTGCCGTGAGCGGGGCTAGGTGGTGGGCTGAGAAGCAGCAGGAGCAGGCGGAGGCATTGGACTTTGTCCGTGCCCTGCTCGATGCCCCGATCCCGAAGATCGCCCTTGAGAATCCAGTGTCCTGCATATCGACGCGGATCAGACCGGCGACCCAGTACATCCAGCCGTGGCAGTTCGGCCATGGCGAGGTGAAGAAGACGGGCCTGTGGCTGAAGAACCTGCCGCCACTGGTGCCGACCGATGTGGTCGATGGCCGCGAGGCCCGAGTCCACCGCGAGCCACCGTCTCCCGACAGGTGGAAGAAGCGAAGCGTGACATTCCTGGGTATAGCCGAGGCGATGGCCGAACAGTGGACTTGACGACGTGCTACCTCCGTGGCACAATAACACTACACCATCCAACAGCAAGGAGCGACACTGATGGAACACCACACATTCGAGGACATTCAGGAGCCGACCGACATCAAGCACGGTGTCGATGGCGTTGGCGAGTACATCATCTGGAGTGTGACGATTGAGTTCGAGACCGAGGAGGATGATGACACTATCGGATACGTCCCCTACGGCAACAGCCAGGTCTTCCATCCCGGCGGTGGGGTACAGGAGGTCGTCGAGGATGGAACCCTGTACGTCACGGGCATCTGCTTCGGTGATGCTGACGGTGACCACTTCTACGAGTGGGAGAACGGGAAGTTCGAGGACGCCCCGAGTCCGATGCCGCTGAAAGAAGAACAGATCAACAAGATTCGAGACGTTGCGTTCCGGTACGCTCTGGACAACGTCAGTGACATAGAACTCTTTTGACAAGGAGGCCAGCATGGCCACGCATAGTCCATGGAATGTATACGCACCACCAGAAGTCAAGGAAAGATTGAACGAACTGGTGGACAAACACCGACAACAACTGACGGTGGCAGTACCGGGGGCAACGATGCCCAACCACCAAGTCATACAGCAGGCACTTGAAACTGCCATCTACACCACAACCCGAGGAGCGACAGTCCATGATCCCGAACACCAATAACCAAATGCTCAACTCATACCTCCACCACGTTTATGGAGACGAGTCAGCCAAGTTCAACCCCGAGGCATCGGTCCCGGCACCTGAGACGGGCGAGTCCGAGGGCCAGCCGGAGGTGTCGAAGGGCACGGCAGCATGGCTCTGCCTTGAACACGTCTGGAACCAACTGGTATCCGATGGTGCCGACCCCGACAAACTCCACGAACTGATGATCCACACTATGCACTACGCGCAGCATGAGGCACGGATGATGGTGCTGGGTGACATCGGCGTGCTCGTCAAGAAGGCGGGCAACAAATGACGCACCGAATGGTATGCAACTCGTTCGAGGAGTACCGTGAGATGGAGGGGCTGAACTGGTCTACCATCAAGTGGGCATCCAAGTGCATCCAGTCCATGCGTGCTGTCCAGAAGCAGGCTACGCAGCCCTCGCCGGACATGGTGTTCGGCCAGGATGTACACTCCGCCGTGCTTGAGCCCAACGACTTCCAGACCCGAGTATCCCCCGGCCCCACTGGGGTACGGAGGAACTCCAAGGCGTGGAAGGATGCCGAGGCTCAGGCTCAGTCCACTGGACGGCGGATCATCAAGCCCGACGAGTACATCAACATCATGGACATCGTGTCCAGCGTGTCATCCAACAAGGATGCCAAGTATCTCGTGTACGACACGGAGGGGCTGGCTGAGGCCAGTTTCCAATGGGTGGATCCGAAGACGGGTCTGCAACTGAAAGCCCGTGTGGACCGGTACATCCCCCCTCTGGACGGCATCCCACCCATCATCGTAGACCTGAAGACAACACAGGACGCCAGCCCCCGATTCATGGGCGACCGTCTGGTCCGATGGCCGTACATGATGCTGCATCAGATGGCATTCTATCGACGTGCCATTCGAGACTTCACCGGTGGCGACGTGCCCGACGTTCGGATCATCGCCATCGAGAAGTCGCCCGGCCACCCGACCGCCGTGTTCACGGTGTCTCAGGAGGACATGGATCAAGCAGACAGGGACATCGATGCCCTGCTGTACACTATTCAACAGGCCGAGTTGCTTGGAGATGACTCGGCGACGACAGACCAATACGAGTCTGGTACACTACGCCCCCCACAGTGGTGGCTTGAAAAACAAGGAGCGACTGATGTCTGAAACATCAACGAGTAAACCGAAACCGAAGGCCAAGGCGAAGCCCAAGGCCCAGCCGGACAACATGCACATCTGGAACCAGGTGTGCGAGACCGATCCCGACTACACCAAGGAGGTCGGCTACCGAGGCGGCTTCACATCCATCACCCCCCAGTACCAGAAGCAGCGGATGACCGAGACGTTCGGCCCATGCGGCATCGGGTGGGGTGCGGAGGCTGAGTGGGAGGAGATCGTTCGAGACGAGGGCACCGACAGCGCGTGCACCATTGTCAAG